GCACCAATGGCTGCGCCACCAGCGGCGGCACCGGCTCCTGCGCCATTGCCAGCACCGGGTGTTCAGGGAGGCGGAGTGTCACCACTCCCTTTCCCCCCGGCTCCGGCCCCGCAGCAGGAGGCTTCCCCTCCTAGTGAGGGGGTCGGAGAACCCAAGACAGAGACGACACAAAAGAACGGCAAGGTCAAATGTCCTGGTTGTGGTAAGGACTACAGCGGGCAACGTGGCTTGAAGGTTCATCTCAACAAGAGTGAAGCTTGCAAGAAAGCCGCAGAGGGACCACCAGCAGCAATGTCTGAAGTAGCTGCTCCGTCCCCAAGTCCTGCACCGGCAGGAATGGCTCCGCCTCAGTGGTCGGGAGGACAGAACGGCCCTTTCCCGCCGACCTCATGACGGGAACGAACGGGAAGGACAAGTGCTTCGCGCACTACAGTCCATACAACTTGTTTTGTCGTAACTGTCTAAGCCGCAGACGTTGTAACCCCAATGTTGACAACTAGGGCTGGGGTGGCCTTCGGGTCACCCCACCTAGGGGAAACTGATGGCAAAGAAGAAGACAACCAAGAAGAAGAAGTCGAAGAAAAAGAAGAAGAAGAAGCAGCAGAAGTCGGAGCCTTCGATAGGTAAGGCGGGAACCAAAGGGCTCTACTCTCCTGTGCGTGGTCGAGTTTCCTGCGGTGTCTCTGTAGTAGACGCCATCATGGGAGGACCCACGGTACTTGAGGATGGAAAATCTTCACCAACACCAATGAAGCCAGACGGTACCATTGAAACTGCTTGGGGTGTGCCGATTGGTAGAATTTTAGAGGTAGTTGGTGGTTACGGTACCGGCAAGTCTACTTTCATAGAAAACGTTGCTGCTAACGTGCAGGCATTGGGTGGTGATGTGTGTATGGGTATCACTGAGGCCACCTTAGATCCTGGTAGGATGATTCGTATGGGTTGCGACCCGGAACGGATCTACTTCAATGAATTTGAGTACATTGAGGATGGTTTCGAGTGGTTGCTTCAGATACTAGAGTCCAGAGCAAAGCGAAGGGACAAAGTACCCTTCCTGATAACCTGGGATACCATAGGCGCGAGTCATTCGAAAGATGAACGCCCGGGTTCGGGGAGTCGCAACGTCCGGGAAGGTTTGCGCAAGATCACCAACCTAGTAGCACAGGCCAACGCTATCATGGTCTTTGTGAATCAGACTTCTGCGTCCTTTGATCGTTGGGAAACCGAACCAGCCACGCCGTTTGGTATGGGTATTCGTTTCCATGCTTCTATCAGGTTGGAGTTCAAAGGTCAGAAGAAGTTTACGGAAACAGAAGGTGTGCAAGCCGGACGTCAGATATTCACTGAATCAAAGGCTGCTTACGGAATACAGCCTGTGGTGACCTGTCGCAAGAACAAGACCTTCCCACCGTTCAGGCGTTGCCGGTTGCCGGTGACGTTTCAAGGCGGTTTGGATAATGACTTCGGCCTGTTTCTGTACTTGTCTCAGCGAAAATCAATCATCTCTGTTACAGCGCCTACTGCGAATGAACGTAGTGATCTTGGGAATGTGATCACATTCAGAATGGCTGAACCAGTGGCGTGTTTTTGGAACACGTACAGAGAATTCCTGCAAGATAATCCCGAGGTCCGGGAGTGGATGGTGAGCAAATGCCGAGAGCTGGCGTACAACGGCTTCGACCCAATAGCATCCTAGTAGTTGATGGGTCTTACTTGTTGCATAGATCTATGCATCTACCAGGTGCTGAGGCTGGACCTCATGGCCAACCGGTTGGTGGCATTGTGAAATGCTTGCAGTCGCTAACTGCAATTGTTCGAACTATGCATCCGACCAGAGTCTTCTGGGTGCACGACGCTCAGCACCACCCTGAACGTGTTCGACTCTTACCTTCTTACAAGGAGAAGACGTTCAAGGATGAAGAAGACAGGCTGGATTCTGAGCGGTACCGCGAGGTGTATCATTCGCAGCGGGATCTACTACTTGCTTGGCTGCCGCAGTTTGGGGTCCATGTCGTCAACGGACCGTATGAATCCGACGATTCGATCTGGTACCTGACTAACGTAGCTGCACAGCAAGGCGTGCCTTCTGTAATAGTATCTGAAGACAAGGACTTCTCCCAGTTGTTGAGTGACATGATTTGGATCTATGCGCCACATAAGGAGATCCTGGTTACTAGGGATAACTGGATGGAGTGGGCGAAGTGGCCGCCAAACCAAATCGCTATGGTTAAAGCAATACTTGGTGATCCATCTGATAACATTCCATCACCTTGCCGGGGGTTAGGACCAGCTGGGCTCAAGAAGATTTTGCTAGAGACAGATGATGTCAGCATTTCTGCACTGGCAGCCGTCGTGGAGAAGAAGTTCCCTAAGGTGAAGAAGTATGAGAGTCTCTGCGATTCTGGTGTGCAGCAGGAGATTCTACGGAACTGGAAGCTCATATCGTTCGCGTCTGGTCTTACATTCAATTCTGATTACGAGCGCAATTACGTGTGGGCTGAGTATTGTTCGCAGGCGGCTCATAACATGCAGACGGTCATGCAGTTTTTAGCCCAATATGAAATGCAGCAGTTGCTTCGGATGTATGGCTTGTGGCAACCGGCATTTGGAATGCTAACATGAGAACAGTCATCTTCGGTTGCCCGCATATACAGGCGACCACTACGTTGGGATCTGAGGCTTTGAAGGCCACAGTCGAGTGGTTGGTTTCGTATTGTAGGCAGGCACAGGTTACGCATGTAGTTTGTCTAGGCGACACAGTGGAGTCTGTGACGAAGACAGATCTCTTGGCGAATCTCAAAGTGAAGTGGGTACTCGATACCTTCAAAGCTTTGGCAGCCAGTGGTACTCAGGTCTACTGGTTGATAGGTAATCACGACGTGTACTCGGAGCAATATTCGGCGTTGGACATATTCGAGGACGCGACCAACTTCAGAGTACTTCGTGGACCTACCAATATTGAGGGACTCAATGTTTCTATGACTCTCTGGCCGTTCCAGCAATGGATGGATGATCCGTTGGCTTGGCCAAAGCATAAGGATGAACTCATTAGCCCAAGGCGGGATGGTAGGCCGCGCGCCTTGTTTACCCACTGCCCAATTGAGAACATGCCAATGGGTGGCACAAAAGATCAGGGTGCAGATCTTATAGAGATCTCGTTACAGTACGATCTGATCTTCGCCGGGCACTACCACATAGCCAACCAATTCCTGGCTGAAGCCATGTCAGCGCAAACACCTGTTGTGGTTCCTGGCTGCTTGATTGGTCACGATTTCAAGGACCTTGGTTGGTTCCACGGAATTGTCGTATGGGATCTCATGCCGGATAGCCAGGAATACCCGACTGGTTTGGTTCATTGGGTACCTAACCCGCACGCGCACTACTTTTTTGTAGGACCTTCGGCTGAGTATCAGGCTGCTTGCCAGCAACAACCTGAAATTACGCAGCTACGTGATCGTACACATGTTCGTTTCACAGACAAGGTTGATGCTGCGCCGTTTCGACAGTGGGGTCTTCCCACTGTTCAGATACGACCGAAGCACACACAGGTTCAAACATCGAGTCACAAGAGTTTCAAGTTGGAAGGTGATCCGGTCGAGGATTTGCAAAAGTGGTTGTCGGCTTCGGGTAAGAATCCTACACAGGAGCTGCTTGCCACGGCCAGGGAGTATCTAGCCTAGACACACAACATGTAGTAAACTTGTTATGGGGAAATACTATGGGTGGTGGACCGACCTTCCAATACGGGGACATGTTCCAGACTGCGTGGAATCAGCCTGGAACCTTGTTCGTTGTCACTGGTAACAGCTACATCAACTTACGTGGTCAGTTGGTAATGGGTCGTGGTGCAGCAAAGGCCCTTTCTGAACGTGTTCATGGCATTGCTCGGATGTTTGGCGACTTGGTTCGTGAAGTGCCAGAAGACTACTACCTGTTACGTGTACCGGTACATACGGTTAAGGAATGCCTAGGCCACTGGTGCCGGGTTTTCTGTGATGTTGGCTTGTTGCAAGTTAAGCGACATTTCCGTGATGTAGGTGACACCGCCCTTATTAAGGAAGGTGTTACCAGATTAGCATCCTTCGCAAAGGACAATCCGACCCAGGCGATACACATGAACATGCCAGGTATTGGTTGGGGTAGGTTGTCTGAACGTACGGTACTGCCACTGTTGGCGGATCTACCTAAGAATGTCAATGTCTGGCGTTATTCCTACCAGGCACCGTATACACCATATTGTGGGCAGGGTTGGGCATGAGTATCAAGATCAAGGCGTGGAACTTTCGTTCGTTTCGACAGCTCTCTTACGTTGTGAATCCAGCCGGGCTGGTTGCAGTTGAAGGCATGTATGAGGGTACAAAGGATCGGTCAAATGGCGCTGGTAAGAGCACGTTTCTGCCAGAGCTTCTTTGTTGGGCCATCTATGGTGAGACCACGAATGGTAAGACGCAGGTGTGCTCTACGTATGATGGCGCGGATCAGGTACGAGTTGAAGTAGAACTGCCTTTTGTTTCATGGGCTCGGGTTCAGAAGCGTGATGGTACCGGCAACGCTGTAGAATTGGCTGACATCAGGAATTACCGAGATGCCCAGTCTGCCTTGTTGAAGTACTTCCCACCAAAGAAGGTTTTTGCATCGACCATGATCCTTGGTCAAGGTGTTGGCGAGCGGTTCACTGCTTGGACACCAGGGACACGAGCACAGGCTCTTAGTGAGTTGCTGGGTCTTTCTATATGGGGTGTGGCGAGGAAGAAGCTTTCTAGTGATCGCACACGCCTTAAAGGAGATCTAGCACGGTCTGAAGGAGCACGTGGGGTTTTTGAGCAGCAATACAATGAGCTTTCCCAAGCCCCGCGAGGAGATCCGAAGAAACGAGCTGCCGCTGCCAAGAAGGTAGCGGGCCTGTCTGGCCAGCTGCAGCGACTCAGCGTTGAGTACTCGACAGCTAACCAAAACGCGATGCAATCAGCACAACTGCTTGGGCAATGGAACGCTGAGATAGGTCAGCTTCGCCGTGAAATCACTGGCTGTCAGCATGAGGCTGCTAGTGTACAGGCCGGTGCCAAGTGCCCAACGTGTAATCGGGCCTACGCAAAGTCTGCAATTACTAGCATGGTCACTGCTATTCGAAAGCGTGAGAAAGCGGCGACAGACAAGCTAGCTGGGATTGAGGCTGAATTTGGCCCACTCCAGAAAAAGGCAGAGGCAAACAGAGAGACTGCCAATGCATTGACGCCTGCTATCGCTAAACTGCGATCCGAGTTGTCAGCAGCCGAGCAAGAGCTGAGTGCCACAGAAAATCATGCGGAGCAGCTCAAGCAAGTTGAGAAGCAGTACGTGGCGGAGAAACAGCGTTGTACACACCTACAGGGTCGAATTGCTGAACTCGAACTTCTGGATCGGGCCTTTTTTGAGATACCGATTTGGAAGATCGACGGCGTGCTTGGAATACTCAACCAACGGTTGGTCGAAGTATGCAATCAGGTTTGGGAATCTGAGTTTCTGGTACAGCTGACCTCGGAGCAGGATTTGAAGAAGGGTGGTGCGAAAGCGGAGATTGGCTTGGTTGTTCAGAACAAGGCTGGAGACTATCGTGGTTCTTCGCCTGGGCAACAGAGGAAGATTGATATCACTATCCAGTTGGCCATACGTGAGCTATTGATGTCCGCGTGGCCAAATGCTATTCCGCTACTTGTGTGTGATGACGTGGTAGACGTTCTGGACCCATGGGCCAAGAAGACCTTCTACAACAACTACCTGCTCCCTGCTGCTCAGCGTTCTTCAGTCTTTGTGTTGACTCCACAATCTGAGTACCCGGTACCGATCGACAAGAAGATACTGGTCCAGTACAGCGAGGAAACTGGTTCATGGGTGGATAAGACTACGGCAGATCCTGTGGTGGTGTTTGATGCGTAGTGACAAAAAGACAGAATCTTGGAGAGCGTACAAGAAGTTTTACGACGGTAGTACGGAAACTCCTACAGATGCTGAATTCGTACGCATATGGAACGGGTTATCTCCGTATGTTAAGGCCGTAATCAAGGGCAAGGTTTACAACTGTTCTGAGTTCGACATGGATGATTATCTGGCTGACGCCCAGCTGCTTCTATGGCAGCGGATGTGCCAGAGAAAATTGCCAGTAGAGGGACCAGCCATCTTCATAGGTGCTGTGAAGGTGATGACTAGGCAGATGTTGATAGACACCTACCGCAAGAATGATGCTGAGCGTAGGACCAGGAACAGTTACGCAGATCGAATTGAGACAACGCACCAACCGTGTTTTGCTACGAAGCTGTGGGCAGGTGAGTTGTTAAAGAAGCATCAGAATGTTCTAGCTGAGATGATGGTGGCACGATCCAGATTCAAGGAAGTCAGTTTCAGATTGACAAGTCAGTTGGTCGTGTTGTTTCAGCGCAGCAGTAAGATGTCACACATTCTGGATGTAATCGAGAGAACGGGTTACTGGGACCCGAAGTTCCTTTTGGAGCACCTACAGGTCTTGTACCGGTGGTGCTACTATGATTTGCGGACACAGACATTGGGATTGGCAGCATAATGGGTATGGTTCCAGATGCAGTGCTAGGTGTGTACCACAGGAACAAACAGGAATTTGTTTCGGTGCTCAAGGCAGCTGTTCTAGCCGAGGCTCAATTTGAAGTCCTTCCCGAGATCCTGGATATCTTCGGGGATGATGCTGTGAAGTTCTTAGAGATATTCTCTGGCCGGGTCATTTCGGTACCGCCTATACGTGACTTAGTCGCCAAGATGCGACAAGTCAGTGTCTGGGTAGCTATGGGCCAGGCAAAGAAGATGCGGCAGGACTACGAGGTTTCTGTCGAGGCTGTATCAAAACGTCTTGGTATGAAGAAGTCTGACGTTCGGAGCATCGATAAGAACATCTCAGACCTGATGGCACACCTTTCGATGGAGTTGAGACCAGAGCATGGCAACACCGAAGAAAAAGAAGGCTAAGCGCAAGGCCAAGAAGAAGACGCCTAAGAAGAAGAAGCAGAAGAAGAAATCTGCAAGTGAAACTGCTTTGCAATCCATGGCAAAGCTAGCTGGTGCGGAGGTATGTCATCTTTGTGATGGGCTACCTATGCGTAGTCTTGATGACTTTGAGCAGCACCTCTTCGAAGAGCATGGTGGTATCACCATGGCTGAGTACAGAAAGATGTATCCGAAAGCGGCGGCCGACTACCACGTTGATAAAGATCTGCTTCGTGTTGATGAAGTATATCGAGCAATGACTCACATGGTCAAGTACGGCAGATACCCAGCATGGTTTGATGCTTCCAAGAGTGTTGATGTGGGTGCTGCTGATGAAGCATTGCTGCGAGTCTTTGCTAGTCAGGTAATCGACACTCATCAAGACAGAGTCATGGGTCTGCTTCGCTACATCAACATTGTGTTACGTCGGCAGTTTGAGCCAGCGCACGCAGCACTTGGAAGCGAAGACGCTATAGAGAACAGGGCGCGCTGGGGAATTCAGCTGGTCAACGAGTCCGTAGGGATCATGCATAGGATAGTCGACCTGATAAAGAAGACTGATAGCCTGACCTTCAAGAGTGTACCTACCGGGAAAACAACGTTTGTAGCAGCTGCACAGATTGAGAATGCAGATGGCACGGATGAAGATCCTGGTGATAAGCAGAATAGGTTACAGCACCAAATGACTGCAGTTGTGGGCGAGCTTCACGGGATGGTTCAGAGTTTTATCATGGGTGGCCCAGAGCACGGAGAGAAACCGCCCTCACAGGTTGTAGACGTAGAGATCGAAGAAGTCATACCTGACGATCACGGGAACTCTGGAGGCAACGGGCATGTTTAGGCCGGACCCAGATCGACCAGTTCTTGAAGTTCGACAGAACTTGCTGCGCATGGCTATCACTGCACATCTTTCTGGTGATGACGAGTTCATAGTGGGTCTGGAACCTGAAGTTCGCATGCCCATACTCAAGATCTACAGCACGCTGGATGAGCTGGCAGGCTTGGTACGTGGCGTTGGTATAGCAACTTTGAAAGATAGTGTTTCTCGGATAGTCGATGAGATTTTGTGTGATGGTTGGAGTGAGACGGCGCAGAATATCGTACTGCAGGACTACAAGGATATCCCAGTAACCGCTAGACACTTCCTGACGGACCCGTACTTTGCTGGTAAGTTTGGTGAAGGTCTCTACCCAGTCAACTTTCGAGATACTTGTTGGTTGCTCAACCCAAAGAACCGTGTTTTCGAGTTGGTGTTGACCGGCAGTACGCGCTGGGGCAAGACCACGATGGCAGTTGTGTGTATGGCATACAGGATCTACCTGCTTTCACTCCTGCGTGATCCACAAGATTTCTTCGGGCTCATGCGTGGGTCTTCGTTACGGTACGGCATATTCAACGTTTTCAAGTACAAGACTGGTGAAATGCACCAGAGGATCTCATCTTTGATAGATGATGTGCCGTACTTCAAAGACAAGTTTCCCAGGATAGGACCTGAAGGTGCTAAGGAACTGAAGCTTCCCAACCAAGTATCTGTTCTTGAGGGTGCGTCTGAGCTGCATGCACTGGGTGAAACTTTCATTGGTACGATACTGGATGAGGTCAACTTCATGCGATCGGCCACGGGTAGATCGAGAAGTTCAGTAGAGGAGTCACTGGGCCAAGCTCAGAAGCTTTACGGCGCAATACGTGGTCGTCTTCGTAACCAGTTCGTCAACAGCCCTGGTACCTCAGCACCCTACTTCATGGCGCTGCTATCGCAGCGTCGTGCTAAGACAGACTTTCTCGAAGAGCACATCGAGGAACACGGGCACGAGGATGGTGTCTGCGTATTGAGTCGTGCGATTTGGGATGTTCAGCCACCAGGAACTTACTCGGGAAAGAAGTTCTATGTCTTTTGTGGAGACTCAACTGCCACTGGTCGCATCTTGACTGATGAGGAAGTGGAAGAGCATGATGCTACCAATGTGATTGAGGCACCGATAGAGCACAAGGTTGATGCAGAGAACGACATTGAGGACTTCATACGTAACGTAGCCGGGCGTGCAACGGTAGCAGCATCTGCACTTTTCAGGGTGCCTGAATCGATCCAGTTAGCTCATGACACAAATCTTCGTCACCCATTTGCTGCGGAGTGGGTAGTACTTTCAAACCTGTCAGACTTTCAGTTGGAGGACGCAGTACTGAAGGATGTACTGTTCACCACGAAAGCAAACAGGTATGAGCCACGGTTGCATCCGCGTGCGCAACGTGTCATGCATCTGGACTATTCGTCTACGGAATGCTCTGCTGGCATGGCTTGTGTGCATATGCATGATGATGGTGATGGAGATCCTGTGATCTTCACAGACTTCGTGCTACGCATCGATCCTCCGCCCAGAGCGCCCGGCGCGCAGCTGGATCTAGACAAAGTAGTGGGCTTCATCAAGTACTTGCAATCAAACGGCTTCGTATTCTCGATGGTGTCGTTCGACAAGTACCAATCACGACATTCGATGATTCTGCTCCAAAAAGAGGGAATAGCCACTGACTTCGTATCAATGGATGAGAGCGATGATCCGTATATAAACTTGAGGGGCTACTATGAATCTGGCCGGATCAAGACCTATCGCTACGCAACTTTGGAGACTGAATTACGACACCTGCAGCACGACATAACCGTGCAGAAGGTGTTCAAGCCTTTTACTGGGTCCAAAGACGTTTCTGACGCACTGGCTGGGGCTGTTTATGGATTGACCCCAGCGAGGAAGCGACCAAACAAGGAGAAGCTGCATAAGAGAATGCCGGTCGGGGGACCTGTACAGGCACCGGCTATCATGGTTGGAGGAAAGTAGATGCCCGACCGAGAACCTGAAGTAGTTGTTGAGGCCAGACCACGCCAAGGCATTGGCACAAAAATCTGGAATGTTGTTAATCGACTCCTGTATGGTCAGCCAAAGCCGTATCAGCGTAAGAAGGACTTGGACAAGACCAAGACCGACAAAGGATTTCCTGGCTACCTTGGTGATGAGGGCCAGAATATCTATTCCTTCTACGGTGAAAGAATGCGTCTTGGTAAGACTCGTATGGAAGTCTATGACGAGATGGACGCCATGGACTCTGACGATTTGCCATCGGCAACGCTGGATACGTATGCCGAAGATGCCACGCAGCGTGATCCAGCCACAGGCAGAACTGTTTGGATTGAAGACTGTAGTGACGACGTAAGAAAGCTGTGCGAGGAGTGCCTCGAACGTATTCAGATTGAGGAGTACGCTTTCTTGATTGCACGGTCTTTGGCCAAGTACGGTGACTTTCCAATCGAATTGTATTGGGAGCCGGGTGCTGGTGTTGGTCTCATACGTTTTCATCACCCTAAGAGATTCCGTCGTTACGAAGAACTGGAGAGCGGTACACTTCTAGGTTTCTACCTTGGGGATGGTGCTTACGGTGCCCAGGAACCGAACAAGCAACCTTGGGAGATCGTTCACTTCAGAATCTTCGGATCACTATCGGCTATGTATGGTACCAGCTTATTGGTGGCTGCCCGCCGAGCTTACCGAAGGCTACGATTGTCGGAGGACGGAGACGTTGTATATCGTATGCAACGACATCCTGACCGGGATGTATTCTATGTGGATTGCTCTGGGCTCACCGACACGGAAGCAGCTGACTACCTGGAGCGTTTCCGGGTTGGTATGAAGAAACAGAAGTACTACGACCCTAGCAACGGTGAGCTGCGGGAAGACTGGAACCCGTATACTGTCAATGAAGATCTTCTTGTACCACAGGTTCAAGGACGTGAGACAAAGATCGAACGGCTTAAGGGTTCAAGTAACTCCAACGACGCAACTGGATTGGACTGGTACCTGGCAAGGTACCATGCAGCAGCAAGAATACCACCTGCCTTTTTTGGGTACCAGATCCAGGGTGCACAACCGTATGATCCACAAAAGAAACTGACGCATCAGGACAGCAGGTATTCGAAGATACCAGCAAAGCTGCAGCGATACTTTCTGTTGGGTGTTCACAGGATCTTGCAACTTAATCTTGCATTCTGTGGTGTTGATCCAACTGATGAGAAAAACAAGCTTACCGTAGCAATGGCTCCGGTCAGTTACCTCGATGAGTTGCACAGGCAGCAGCTGATAGAGATACGTATCGATATCATCGATCGCTTGCTCAACCTTGGGCAGCAGGTTGGCTTCAATGCAGAAACATGGATTCGCTACGTGCTGCGGCAGTACGGTAAGCTTGCAGAAGATTTGATAGATGAATTGCTGGCCGGTGGTGTATCGCAGCCGGGTCAGGTTCCCAATGCCCCAGGAGCGCCTGATTCGGGTGTACCGGCCCCGCCGCCCAAACTCCCTGGACCAGGTGGTGAACCCACACAGATCCCACCTTCTTCCCCGCCAGCTGGTCCAAGTTTGGGTGTCGGCAACCAAGCAGGAATGATGGGGGCAGAGTTTGAGAACTTACCACCTGAAGTAAAGAATATGCTTACGGAATTGGCACAACGTGTCTCAGCTGCCAACGTCCTGATCGAAGACTGTAAGGTGGCTAGTGATCAAGCTGTGCGGTTCTTCCACAACGATCTCAGTGAGTCTCAGAAGTGGGAAAAACAGAATGTGCCTCCGAAGGGCACAGAACCAAAGGTAGAGAAGACTAGTAGGTCGGAGGACGTGGACGATCTGCTACCGCCTAGGGAGCCTACTAGAGAAGAAGACGAGTAATGCACTACACAGACTTCGTAGGTGCTTATGCAAGACGCTTTGGAATAAGTCATGGTGTCGCTAAGCAACTCGTTGATGACTTGTGTGATGAGCTAATCCGGCAGCTACTACTTGGTGAGACGGTGTACTTACCTAAGCTAGGCAAGTTCAGCGTGTCCGTCCCAAAGGTACAAGGCAGAGTGTCCAACCTGCCTGGTATGGAGGGTAAGCAAGCAGTCACGCGCATCAAGAAGCGGTTGGATTTCAAGGCTTTTCGTAGTGCAGAAGTCGCACTATCGAATAAGTCATTCATGTCGATGTTATCTGGGTCCGGCATCATCGTAACGGAATGCAGCGAGAAGGTAAGGAAGGAGGCGGCTATGGCCAAGAAGAAGAAGACTGAACGTGTCACTGTCGACATCCCTGAGGGTGTCACGCAGATCACTATCAATGTGAATTCTGCCAAGAAGAAGACAGGCAAAGGTGAAAGCAAGAGCAAGCAGCGATTGCTCGGTTAAGAAGAGGGTGAACCATGTTGGAGTTTCTCGAACTGATCTTGTCGTCGTTTCTCAGTGTCATTGCTCCTATCATCGGGACGATCGCGGGCATTCTGGGTTTGATCATTCTGTCAAAGATCATGAAGAGCTTCGGTCTCAAAGTAGATCAGCAGCAGCTCAGTGCCTTAGCTGATGCAGCTAGCCGTGCTACCAAATCTGTTGAAGCTTGGGCAGCGAAACAGGCCGCCGCATCTGGTACTGCCCCGTCGTCCAAGGCAAAGGCAGAGAAAGCTGTAGCCATGGTCAAGACGTTTCTCAGCGACAACAAGATCTACAATTTGGCTGAAGACAAGATCTCTGAAGCAATCGAATCCAAGCTTGGTGAAAATGCCATAGAGCTTGATGACATAACCAATCTGATCCAGAACCGTAAGAAGGCATCGGTGGGAAACTGACATGCCCCGACTTCTTCAACTTTCTAGGGGAACGTGGCCCGCTTGAGATGCTGCTTCCCCAGTTGGTTGGTTTGGAGCGGGGAGAGATACACCCGAAGGTTGTGGAACATGCTAGATTCGTAGATCCAGTCATCGTGCAGAATCTGCGCCGATGGTTCAACAAGGAGGCTGGTCATGGCTGGGATGGTGAAAGAATCTTCAAGTACTGCTATCGTTTCTGGAAGGTATTGCAAGCTTACCAATCAAAGCGAAAGGGTTGGTCTCGTGAGAAGGGCAAGATGGTGTTGGACAAACTTAAGCGCACGTTTGGTTGTAGCACTCCTGCTCCTTCTCTGTTGCTCTTGTTCGGACGTTGAGGCCACTTACGAGTTCCCGGACATTTCTACCGGGTTCGTTGTAGCTCAAGATCGTGTCAGTGTGCTTATGGCGATCGAGATGTGGGACACCAATCGTTTCGCTGGTGACTTCATCATGGCAGAAGATCTTGCTGCTGTTGGGTTAGGTTGGCGTGCAACGAGTATCTTCGAGATCAAGGTTGGTTGCTTTTACGGTTGGGACTTTTCTCTTGACAGCCCAACGTATGGCATCGCGTTCCTGATGACCGAGTTCTAGGGGTTCATTGCCTCGCCGGGCCTGGCGGGGTATTATAGTAAGCCACGCTCAAAGGGGAATGGGTGATGACGCAGTCTAATACAAAAGGAAATTCGTTTGAACGCCTGATGTGTAGGCAGTTCTCTTTGTGGTTCAGTAAGGGTCAGTACGATGATCTCTTTTGGCGGACCTCAGGCTCCGGCTCAAGAGCTACTAACCGAGAGCGGGTTGGTAAAGACCTCACCAAGTACCAGCACGGTGATATGACTCATGTGCGTCCTGAAGGTCGCCCGCTACTGGACTACTTTTCATTTGAGTTCAAGTCGTACAGTGGGATCGATTTTCACGGGATCTTTCACACAATAAATCCCGCGAAGTCGCTCCTGAGTTTTTGGGCGAAGTGCGTTCGTGACGCTGAGCAGAGTGGCCGAGTACCTTGGCTTGTGACGAA